TCGAAGTGGTAAGGCAGATACCACACACTGATTACCGCCCTCTGCACTTTGATGCTATCATGTGTTTCATAAGTTCTGAAGGAGGGAATATGCCAAAAGTAGGTAAAAGACACTTCAAGTATTCCGCTGCAGGAAGGAAAAAGGCAGCTACATACGCAAAGAAGACTGGTAAGAAGATGACTAATACAAGAAAAAAGAGGAAGTACTAGTGTCTGCTACCAATTCTTTTATTGAAGGCAAGGAACCTGAGGACGTTAAGGCTCGTCAGGACTTCTTTATGACTCTTTATGCCGAGTTAGGCAGTATACGTGCTGCGGTTAAGGAGATGGGACTCAATAGAAGAACTGTTAATCGCTGGATGAAGGATGATGTGCAGGGTTTTAAGGAGAGATTTGAGGAGGCGAAGTATAATTTCAGGGAGATGTTACAGGATTTAGCTGTTAATCGAGTAAAAGAGCAGGGTGCCAAGGACAATCCTATACTGTTGATTACTCTTCTTAACGCTCACTGGGGTGAGAAGTATCGACCACAGACCGTTGCGGTAGACGATACGGCTAAAGAGGTACTCTCAGAACTGCGAAACAAGTTTAAATCCATTAAAAAGGTAGAAGAAACTGAGGAAACTACTGAAATTAGTCCTCAGCAGCAGGTCGAAAACATACTCAAAGGCAAGGGTTCAAAAGGAAATGATGGTTGATGGTGAGTTACCTGTACTTTTAGGTAGCACTCAGGCAGAGATTAAGAAGTATGAACAGGCAATTATCGGGCAGGATGACGCTTCACTTAGGGTTGTTTACTCTGCAAACAAGATAATTGACATTCTTTCCGAGGAAATGACACACGAAGAGGCAGAAGAGTTCTATGAATACAACATTCTGGGAGCGTATATGGGGGATATGACCCCGATATATGTAAGTGAACATGACTCAATCTACGAATTCACCTTACCAGATTAATGAACTTACCGATTACATCTATGAAAAAATAGATTTTGCCCCTACTCCCCTGCAGCAACCTATCCTAGCTTCAAGAAAACGCTTTATTCTGGTAGCTGGTGGTGAACAGGCTGGCAAATCTATGGTCGCATCCAAGTATTTACTGGGAAGATTTCTGGAAAATGATGATGCAGGACTGTACTGGCTGGTAGCAGCTGACTACGAGAGAACCAGAGCAGAGTTTGAGTATCTGGTTGAGGACTTTGGCAAGCTGGGACTGCTGGCAGAAGCATCTAAAAGAGTAGACCCCGGCAGGATAGTACTCGCAGACGGTACAAGAATAGAGACTAAATCAGCTAAAGACCCACGAACTCTAGCTATGAGGGCACCTAACGGGATAATTGGCTGCGAAGCAAGCCAGCTGGACCTAGAAACCTTCAACAGGCTTAGGGGAAGATGTGCCCCGAAGAGAGGATGGCTGTTTCTGGCAGGAACATTTGAAGGTTCACTGGGCTGGTACCCACAGATGTATCAGGCATGGCAGCATTCTGCCGGGCAGGACGAAAAATCTTTCTCACTTCCAAGCTATTCAAACCAGTATTTATATCCCGGTGGTAGAGAGGACCCTGAAATTCTGGCACTGCAACGTGCTGCGTCAGATGATTTCTTCATGGAGAGAATTGAAGGCATACCCTCACCTCCACAGGGTATGGTCTTTAACGAAATCAGACCTGACATACACGTTCAGGATGTCGAGTATGAACCCGATATTCCAGTTCATATCTGGATTGACCCCGGTTATTCGGAGGCTTATGCCTGTGAAATAGTTCAGGTGGTAGGCGACCAAGTGCGTGTGATAGATGAAATATACGAAAGGAATCTGGTTACAGATGAGATAATAGATATCGCACAGTCCAAGCCTTGGTGGAGAGACGCACAGTTCGGAGTAATAGATATCGCAGGGAACCAGCATCAGGCGATGGCTGCTCCTGCGGAAGTGTGGCTGGAAAGAACAGGAATATTTTTTGATTCAGAAAAAATAAGAATCAACGAGGGAACCGAAAGATTAAAGTCCTTTCTGAAGACAGACCCCGTTGACCAGAGAGAACCCAGAATAGTTTTTAATCCTAAATGTAAGGGGCTTTTATCCGAGTTCGGAGTACAGCCAAACCCTTTCGATGGGCAGACGCGTGCCTACCGCTGGAAAATGGACCGAGATGGTAATATAGTAGGGCAGACCCCGGAGGACCGATACAACCACGGAGTCAAAGCGGTAATTTATGGCTTGATTAACAGGTATGGCTACGGCTATATTTCTGAAAACAGAACAATTAAAGTAAGGCAATGGTAGATGGCTAACTATAAACCTGAAGAAATAATAGCCTTAGTAGATAACCACTACGACCAGACGGAACCACTGCGTTCACGCATGGATGACGACCATAAACTCTATCGATTAGAAGAGTTTGACGCAGGTGAAGGCTACCAGTCGTATACTTCAAACGAACCACAGGTATATGCAGACAAACTTATCTCTTGGATGACTACAGCAGAGATAATTATCCGAATACCCTACGGTAATTCTGACAGGGAACAGAGGGAGAATAACGATTCCAAGGAGAAATTCCTTGCTGGATTGTTAAAAGCTGCAGATGAAAGACTTATAAACAGGTTTCAACCTACTGTAAGACAGCAGATGGCGTGGTTTATTACCCTGAGAGGGTGGTATGCAGGAAGGGCACTGCTGGTTAAAGACGATGAAGGTGAAACTTTTGTCGATATTCAGCCGTGGGACCCGATGCACACCTACTGGGGTGAGGGAAAGAAGGGAATAGCTTGGGCTTGCTATAAAACTATTAAGACCCCAAGCGAAATCAAGGCTATATGGGGAGTCGATTTACAGGGAGAAGGTACAGATAATACCGATGAGGAGGGGATTGATGTTTATGACTTCTATGATTCGGAAGATAATATCGTTTGTACGGACGATACAGTCCTCAAGAAAAGAACAAAGCATGGTGCAGATAGACCACCCGTATTTCTGGGACCTGTGGGTGCTACGCCCCTAGTCCAGTCCATAACCGATACAGGAAACAAGGATACCGTTGAAGATTACGGGGAATCCTGCTACAAATCCTCAAGAGATTTGTTCGATAAGCATAATTTCATGATGAGCGTCATGCTGGAACTCACAGCACGCTCACGCAGACAGGGAATTAAGGTTAAATCCCGTGACGGTACCAAGACTCTTGAAGAAGACCCCTACAAGGAAGGCTCCGAGATAGCACTTGGTCAGGGAGAAGACGTAGAACCTCTGGGATTACTGGAAATGGCTAGGGAATCCGGGGCTTTTATGGGAATGGTGTCGGGGGAGATGCAAAGAGGCGGTCTTCCACACTCTATATATGGGCAATTAGAATTTCAATTATCAGGATTTGCAATAAATACCCTAAGACAGGGTGTTGAAACTGTTCTTGTACCACGATTAACCGCTATGGAGCGTGCTTACAAGACTATATTCCAGTTAATGTGCGACCAGTACATATCTGGTGCGTTTAAATCTATCGAGGTCAGTGGTCAGGACCAGAACAGGATGTACTTCTCTGAAGAAATATCCTCTGACACGATAAAGAATGCAGGAGATGTAGAAGTAAGTCTGGTAGGTCAGCTGCCACAGGACGAAATGTCGAAGATGAGCATGGCTCAGATAGCACGCGAAGGACCTACACCATTACTGTCGGATGTATTCATCAGGGATAACATTCTGGGGCTGCAGTCAGCAGACCAGATGGATGATTCTATTAAAGTGCAGATGTCTGAAAGTATGTTGCCCGAAGCTGGTCTGTGGACTATGCTTCAGGCTGCACTACGTTCGGGTAGGGAAGACCTAGCACAGTTTTATCAGGGAGAATTAATGAAATTGTTCCAGATGAAACGAATGGAGCAACTGCAAATGATGCAGGGAATGTCTCCGCAGGGAGGTGGTATGCCTCCTCAGGGACCAGCTGGACCTCCACCTCCTATGGGAGGCGGTGGACCTCCGGGGTTACCTCCACAGGTAATGCCTAACGCTGGACTGGGAGTTCCACCAGTAGCACCTACCGCTCCTGTCGGTCCTTCGGTACCTCCGGGTACTCCAAGACCGGGGGCACAAAGCAGTGAAACTAGACTGGCTGATATGGGATTAATACCGCCAGCAGCAGGAGGATAAGACATGGCTACTGGACCTTGGGAAGAATACCAAGAACAAGTAAGAAGACGAAATCAA